TATATCTTCTCAAATATACTCAAATCGGGTTATTTTATAATCCGGCTTCAACAAACCGTAAGCAAAATCCTTCCAAGTGTAAGCTAACAACCCTTTCTTTTCAAAAACAGCTCCAGCATATTGACGCTTAGTCATCATCTCCTTACTCTCTTGAAGAACAACATTCTTAATCTCGTAACAGCTTTGAAAAAATTCAAAGAACTGACAAAATTTAGTGTCATTCACCCCTCCTAAATACATAAAAGCTATGAATCTAGAATAGCTGACTTCAACAGTTTCACATTCCCGTTCCGGATGTAACAACATATTAAACCAGTCAAAAGTTGGTCGTGTCAAAACGTGATCACGCATATCATATCCAAGAAACATCCTTTGACCGTATTTTCTACCGTACACAGATGTCTTTTCAATTGACAAAATTAACCCGAAAGTTTCTCTAAATAAACGTTCCCAAACTAGTAAATTAGGTCGTCCTGCAACAGCTAAAGATAAATCGTCACCCAACACTTTTATGTCGATAATCCCATGACCTGTTCTACGTGCTACATAATTACCAGCAATATATGTAACTATAGAATCAACCAAAATAGTGAATCCACTTCCGGACGGAACAGTTCCATCTAACCAAATCAGATCACCAGAAGGTAACATGACTAAAGTAGTGATAAAATTATCCCTTGCACTATAAAATACTCGTTTCCACCGTTTTTGTTCAGCTAAACTTAGAGTTTTACCATTAAAATGTTCGAAGTCGATTAAAGACTCAATGATATCAAAGACATCCACAAGTTGTGCTTTACCAACAGTTGTGTCTAATCCTTTAAAATCACTCTTTAACACATTAGATCCATCTCCAAAATCGCGTCGAGTGTATTCATATAATCTAGGCATCATATTAGATCCGAAAAACATTGGACTGGTGTCTGGGTTGTTTCTCAACTTATCTAAAATTGGCTTTGAAAACATCATCTCGATTGCAATTTGTTCAGCCGGAAAATTATAAATCACACGTCTTTTACGACTCGTAACTTCCCGTAACTTACCTCTTGTTCCTACTAAGGTGGGGATTGGCATAACATCTTTACCATCCTTTAAGTCATAGATCCTTTGTTTTGCTACTTCTAGAATTTGATCAATCACATCTCGTTTCTTCTTGCCTCGGAAAGAATAACCTGCTGATGTGTCCATGTTTAATTGGGCGACTGCATCTTCAATACTAATTGCTTCAACCTTCTTGCCATCAATAGAAAAAGCAAAGAAAGCATCATTTTCAGCTCTAGACATGTCGTACATTTCGTCATCCTTTAAACACCATTCATCAACTCTTGTAGCACTTGCGACTTCCTTAACGATTCGCTCTACTTCATAAGCACTTGCTCCTACTTTTGTATAACCTTGACACGAATTGTACATGTCTGGATCGAACAATTTTAATGCATCAGCAGTAAAATCATCCAATTCAGCAGTTGAACGATACAATCCGTACTTCCATTTATTAACAAATTTAATAGGTAATAAGCCCATCTT